AAGATATATTTAGATCCACATATTACCTGTAATCATTACGGTGGAAAAAAATACAAAGGAGATTTTTTAAAATGGTACGAAAACTATATTAAAAATCAACCAAAGAATCATATCAGTAAAATCAATTCCACCGGGCTTGATTATTTAAAATCATTTAAAAATATCTATAAGGGACAACCATGAAAAATAATAAAAGACTCGAAATTCCGTCGAGAATTTCCGAGGAAACAATTACCGAGTCATTGCCGACTAATTTTGAAAATCAAAAATTTGTAGATGTAGTTATTTTAACTTACACGGAAAATAATTCTGTATCGGCGCTGTATGCCAACAGTTTATCTAACACTGTTAGGCTTTGTATGAGATATGGAATTAGAGTATTCACATCTTTTATTGGGCATATGTCTAATCCGCCAATGGCAAGAAATGAATTATTAAACACATTAAGAGATTTTGATTATAAATGTGCGGTGTTCATTGATGAAAATCTAGCATGGGATGCTAATTCTTTTTTAGAAACAATTCTTAGTCCAGAAAATGTTGTGGGATTGCCAGTAGTTAAAAAAGTAGTTCAGAATGTTGTGTTTGATTTAGATATGGATTTTGATAAATTTGAAAAAAATAGGGAAGATTTTTTCAAAGTAAAATATGCTAGCACAGGGTTTTTAAAGCTCAATAAAGAAGTCATTGAAGAATTATTAGATACCAATATATCCATTACCAATAATACAGGAAATGAAGTTAAAAATGTGTTTGAATATAAGATAAAAGATGGCAAATCTTTTAGCGATTCAATTGTGCTGTGTGACAAAATTAAAGATCTTGGATATGACATTTGGCTAAATGCCAAAACCTCTTGTGCATGTTCTAATCAACATGTTTATGCGGTAGATTTGATTCAGGTGATAAATGATAGATTAAATCCTTCCCAATCTACTCCTGCAGCCACCGAAACAAAAGAAGCTGTAGTTCAAGCCAGTAAAACAGACAACGATATTAAATCATTATATGAATAAGGAATAATTATGCCACAGAAAATTTTAATTATGGGTCTGCCTGGAGCAGGTAAGACATATCTAGCAAAAGCTCTTAAAACTTATCTTGAGGAAAATGGAGATTTATACAAAGTAAATCCAGGTAGATTATTAACCTATGAGGGCATTCCTAGTCCTGACATGTTAAAAGTGAGGGTAGATTGGTTCAATGCTGATGATGTTCGACAAAAGTACAACGACTGGGATTTTAGCAAGGAAGGTCGAATTAGACAAAGCATTCGAATGGCCAGATTTGCTTTAGAGTGTACAGGCGATTATGTCATTTGTGATTTTGTAGCCCCACTTCCTGAAATGCGTCATAATTTCAAAGCAGATTGGGTCGTATGGATGGACACCATTGATGCTGGTCGTTATGAAGATACTAACAAGGCATTTGTTCCCCCAGATGTTTATGATTTTAGAATCACCGAACAAAATTGTGAAAAATGGGCAGAGTTTATAGGAAGTCATATTCTTTCTAATAAACGCCGACCGACATTTGATTGGCAAAAAGAAACTGTTCAAATGCTAGGACGTTGGCAGCCATGGCATGCTGGGCATCGTGCTCTATTTGAAAGGGCCATTGCCAAAACCGGGCAGGTAATAATACAAATTCGTGATTGTCAAGGATGGCAAGGAAGTAATCCATTTGCTATAGAGCAGGTTAAATCGTTTATTCGTAAAGATTTAGATCCACTTTATCAAGGTCAATACGAAATAATGACTGTTCCAAATATTGTTAATATTACCTATGGCAGGGATGTTGGCTATACAATTGAACAAGAAACATTTGATGAATCCATACATAGTATATCGGCGACTAAAATTCGTCAAGAACTTGGGTTAAAATGAATAAATATCACGTTAGATTCAATACCAAACATAATGGATCTGATTTAGTTTGGAGAGTTTTTGAAAACGGCATTGAACATTTGGCAACCGATGTAAGACTCATTGGCGAAACATTTACAGAATGTACTCATGAATACGGCGAGACAAAATGGAATATAGCCTGTCATGGAAGATTAATTTGGGTTGACCGTGTTGCCGTTATAGTTACAGAAAAAGATTAATTGATAAATAATAGTACTTAACTTAAAAGGAGTTTTTTTATGTCAACATCGTTAAGCAAACCAGTTGTAGTAGTTCCTCAAGTTGCGGCCGTGACAGCCACTTCTTTTTATCTTGTAGATGTACAGGAAAATTATGGATATTCACCGTCAGATACCGAAAATGGTCCAAATAATTATGGAAGAGGAAGACATAATAGTGTTCAGGCAACTATAGTTTTTGATGTTCCCGGAGCACAACCAATCCCTAGAACACTGAATGTCTGGGAAGGAGATGCTTATCTTGCCGTTCGCGGGTCATGGACTGATGAAACCTTAATCGCTAAAATTAAAGAAATTCTCGAATCTGAATAATATTCAAACTAATTATTTTTAGATTCTATTTGGTATATGATAGTGTGTTAATCCTCCTAAAGCAAAGTTTAAAATTTGATAAATACATCATATTAAATCAAGTTTTTTAATAAGGAAAATATGTGCCTATAAATATCGGGCCAACGGGGGATTAACTCATGGCAGTTTTACAAAATACAGGACAAGCAATATCTTTTGGCAGGGTTTATTCGGCATTTACCAATGCATCCTATCCAACAGCAGCTGGAACCGGTGTAAAATTAAGTGCTACCCTTGGTGCTAACTATGGCGGTAGAGCAGCCGGTACCCAAATTAGTTTTTCTAGTACATTTGGCGGTCTAACAAGTCCTTACACTTATCCTCCTTAATTAAAATAGCAAACAATGAAAAAATTAAACGTAGATTACATCCTATCACAAATACCAGTTGGTCCCAGTCGTTGGGAATTAGACAACATAGTCTATAATGATCGTACTAACAATCCGGAAACGCTACTAGCATTTTTACATAGAATTCAGATTCTTCGAACAGAATACAAAGTTTCAAAAAAAATGACAGCAGAATTGGCCATACTTGAAGAACTGGCCGAAGAACTAGATCAAGATGAATGTGTAGAATTGATCAGCAAAGATGACGATGTTGTACGACAACATTTTATCGAAAACTTAGCTCGTCGAGGTGCTATTGAAGTGCTGTGTAAAGATAAAGTCAGTGAAGAAACAATGCATATGACTTGTAAACTCAGTCCTAGCGATTTTGTTCTTACCGCTAAACGTACACAGGATCTAATTAATTCCATTAGAGAATTGGTCATACAAGGAGAGACTTTAAGCAAAGATGTGGCAGGTGCATGAAAAAGAGCGTATTTGCTACAAGTCAGTGGTCAATTAAAAAAAGCAAACTGGCAATTCTAATCCCTACTAGAGATCTACTACATAGTGCTCATGCTTTATGCCTTACAGAAATAGTTAAACTAAACACCATGAATGGCTTAGATACACAAGTCATCATGGATGCTAGTACTATCCTTCTCACACAGAGAGAACGACTTGCTACATTTGGGCGAGAAACTGGGGCCGAATATCTATTGTGGTTAGATAGTGATATTGTCGCTCCTGCTAGTACTGCATTAAGACTACTGGCCCATAAAGAACCCATAGTAGCTGCCAATTATATTAGACGTCAATTACCCGCTAAAGGAGTTGCTTACGAAACCATAGGCAATTGGGAGGATCCTTTACCCTTTGAAGCCAGGGATGAATTGGTTCCTGTAGAAGGAGTAGGCATGGGTTGTATGTTAATGAGAGCAGACATATTTGATAGTATCCCTAAACCATGGTTTGAGTTTGGATGGAGCCCCGAAAGCAATGACCACCTTGGCGAGGATATGATTCTTTGTCAAAAAATGTCACAGGCAGGATATACAGTGAAGATTGATACTAATCTTAGTATGGAACTGAGACATCTTGGGACCTGGGCTTTTGGACCAGACCTGTTAGATTAAATCTAATAATACTTCTAATTTTGCTCGTATTGTCTTGTTGTTGAAGCTGTTTTTAACCCCTTGGTGCAATGGTTTGGGCCACGAATTATAATTGCACCAAGCATACCCTTCATGCTCAGCATTTAGTGTAGGGATAAATTCTTTATCTATTAACAGCACATATGTATTGTATTGAAAGTGCTGATCGTTACTGGTAAACAATTCTAAAGGAACTATTTTTCTTATAACAGGGGTACGACCTACTTCTTCTTGAGTTTCTCTTATTAATATATCTACCGGTGTACTGTCACCGGGTTCTTTTTTACCACCGACCAGCCCCCAGGTACCTGCAGTTTTTCCTGAACTACGCAGCAACAACAAAAAACGACGGGTATCTTTGGATAAAAATAAACCGCCGCTACATACAATACGACTTATAGTACCAGACGCCATAGAGCCTTGTCGTACACTCCCTCGAAACTCTTGCTCCACGATCCGTGACTCCATTTATATTGAATGCCTGTATATGAATTAGTTATATAAACTACGCCGGTAACAGTAGTAGAATCGAACACAATATTCCACTGACTACCATCCCACTCTATAGA